CTCTGGTCCAGTTAAATCTGATGAAGCTTCTTCTTGTGTGTGTGTTTTTCACCTTAGTCGCCGCCGCCGCCTACGGGCTCGCCGCCGCCAATGGCCTTGTGGATGTGGTCGCCACCGCCATTTTGACTCTCAAGCAAGACTTGATCCAAATCCTCGTTAACCGGTTGTATGGAACAGCCATCCCATGGTATCACCCAAGGTGCCTCTTCCAAACCCCACCAGCTCCATGGTCTTTGAAATGGTTAGCAGGTCTTGTTGATAATGATCTCTATCGTTGTGAATTTGCTCCTACGAATTTCGCAATACTTGTCAACTTGTCGCTCTTTGTTGTGTTTTGTAGTCTGGCTATCACTGTCTACAGCGTGGTAGTTTCAAAGCTCAACGATCCGATCGGGAATTTCTTCACCACGTGGTTCCTCGAGGCCATGCTCGACGAATCAATTCAACCACCCGATCCCGCTCCAATACGTACGACGTTTGATCATAGTACGAATGTGCTAGAGTATGTGCCCAAGGTCCATACCCATGCTCTTAGTGCATCTGTTCGAAACCGTGCCTCTACTTTCCTGTGTTACATTGCGGGACAGTTGGGTATCGAACCCTACATGATTCAAATGTCCCGTTCCGATCAACGCCGTGGTCGCAAGGGATGTCGCTCCATCCATTGGGCCAAAGACATGTATACCGATCCAGAAGACTTCGATCCTCCGAGTACTGGTGCTTTTGTGTATATTGACGTCGACATGTATCTAGACATGCCTCGTTTCCTTGCTGCTTTTCCACGCGTTCATCTTATCTCCACTTTTCAACCATCTGCCGTTGCCTGTTCTAACAAAGACTACAGCTTCACATTCAACTCACGTTCTTGGGTTGACTACGTGGTCGCGGGAGGTACTAGATTCATTCACCCCGTTTGGAACTATGCCGGAGATGTGTTGTATGCCAATTGGTTTGACTGGTCTTGCTTCAAGTTTTTGTCCTGTGCCTATCACATACAGAGACGCCAGTCAGACAGCCACCACCAGATGCTGTGTCTCATCCCGTTCCGTGTCTATAGGAGCGTGTTGCCTATCCACCGTTGTTTGCCACTCAGTCCGCTTGAGCGCCTCAACGTCGTCCGAGGTAAGTACTTAAGGATGCAGACTATTACAGCGAATGGTGCTCGCACGTCAACAGGTATTGTCGACAAGCACTTAGTTGCCGATATTCCAACGCCTTTAGACGATGCTCTGGCTGTCGCCGCCTCGATCGGTTCTCACGACTTGAGCATGGCAACCACTTTGCAAACAGCAAAAGTTAGCACCGGTGAAACTCTCCCGACAGAAGCCGCCCACGCTCTTGTGGCCTTCCACCGTGATAATAAGGACGAGTCAACGGATGCAGTTAAAGTGTTCCCGGTTACCCCATCAGTTAACGGTTTTCAATATGATCCAGACCACGCCGACACTTCAGCGAAGATCAGCATGACTCCCTTCATGCGACCGATAACCAAGAGTGCCTATGTGCCCGCCGACTCCAAAGCTAATGAGCAACGGTCGGTTGATGGACGTATCAATGAGATTAAGAACCCACGTATTGAACCCTCAAGTACGCAACTACGCCGCATTGAATATTTCGCTTGCCGGACAGTGCCTGACGATCAGCGTCACACTGGTGTGCCTTGTAGCGAAGAGGAAGTGTTCAAGCGGATGCCTAGACCAGGACAACAGAGGTTGCTGGTGGTTGCGTCTGAGAGCCCCGAGGAGGTCAGTGATGCGGAGTTGGAAGCCTTCATGAAGAAGGAAGGATACGGGAAAGTCACTGATCCCCGCAACATCACCATTGTCCCACCCAAGAATAAGTTGGCTTATTCGCAATTCACATACCCATTTACCGACGAGGTCATGAAACGTCAGGCATGGTATGCTTTCGGTAAGACTCCAGTTCTCATTGCGCTGAAAGTAGCGGATATTTGCACGAAGGCGAAATCCCATGTGAATTGTGGCGACTTGGCACGATTTGACGGCAGAATGTCTAACATCTGTCGTCTTGTCGAGTCCATGGTTATGCTTCGGTTCTTTGGTCCGAATGAATATTTGGTTGAGTTGATGAACTCCCAGAAATTCAGGAAGGCAAGAACCCGCCATGGTGTCAAGTACAGTTCTGACGACACTCGTCTCTCCGGCAGTCCTGAAACTGCCGCGTTTAACACGTTGGTGAACGCATTCATGGTCTTCTCGGCTTTCTGCGAGATGGGCTATGATATGGATGAGGCTTGGACGCTGTTGAATGAACTGGCTATTCTTGGTGGAGACGATTCGTTGGTGGCTGATGTTGATTGTGCAGCATATGTCAAGGCGTGCAAGGACGTCGGACATGTGCTTGAACCTGAGGAAATTGCCCACGGACAATTCGGTGTCAATTTTCTCTCGCGGTTCTATTCCGATCAGGTTTGGTTTGGCTGTCCAGATTCATGCTGTGACATTCCCCGACAATTGTCGAAAGTCCACCTTACTGTATCGATGCCTGCCGGAGTGACGCCCGCGCAGAAGCTCAAAGAAAAGATGCGCTCTCTTGCCCTCACAGACCGACAAACACCGATAATCGGTCTGCTCGCTGTCACCGCGTTAGAAGTAACAAGTGATATCGACGTGCCGGAGAAAGCATTTGAGGCAACACGATCGTGGTTCGCCCGCTTCGATGAGTCCGTACAATGGCCCAATGACAACAACGGATTTTGGATGGAACATTATCTCCAGACCCGTTGGCTTCTTGACTTTGACCACAAGCTCTTCCAGAAGTGGTGCTCAAGTGTCCGGAAACACCAGGTGTCAATTTATGACTGTCCTGGTTTTGAACCATTGGACCTCAGCGTACCGGCTGTGAAGAACCCAGTTATTGTGAACGACTCGGTTCTGAGCCCTAACCCCGCACCTCAAGCTGTTGAAACCAAGGAGGTGAAGCCCCGAAACCAGACGCCGCGTGGAACGCCGCGGCCTCGTGGTTCGGCGCGCGGTGGAAGTTCGAGCAGACCCATACCTCCCTCACGACAGGATGGGGTAAAGCCCACGTCATCAACAATGGACGTCGAAACCAACCCTGGCCGGTGGATCCTTAGCCTAGGTGTTGTAGTTTATGAGACATTCCTCTTTCTCCTCACGATGCAGACAACCGTTACACTTTGCTCCTTTGTGTTCGGTTTCTGTCGTTCATTCGCGCGGGGACGGAGTGACCCTGGGCCGTACTGCTGTTGTTCTAAGTGCACTTGGGCACGCCGTTGCCATCCCAACTCAATTTGGCCTGAGCCGATTAGGGCCGAGTTGTTGATGAGCAGGTTGTTTCGGGACTACGTGAGGGGTAGTCCCGACTGTATAAGTTTCGTTGCTCCGTTCACGTTACCTTATACACCCTACAACCCTTTTT